TTGCCGCACAAGACATTGAACAGATAGGAGTGAATGATGCAAACAATTGAATTTGTGCCTTTTGATTGGGTAGACGATGATTTCAATCCAGAGATTGACCGCATTAAGGTTGATTACCAATGGCATGAAGCAGATGACTCTGTTGGCTTGCTTTCATACTGTGAGAAAACAGTCAAGTGGATGCGCTTTAACTTGGAAATTAAAGATATAACAGATGAGTTGTCCTATGCTGATTTGGCTTATTTGAAGGATGCAATCAAGCGTAACGATCAGGAGATTGCAGATGAAAGAACCTGAAGACGAAGCTTTCGAGGAGTTGGCCTTAAAGCAAGGGCAATGGAGCCATACAAGTGGTTGGCGCAAGAAGCAGATTGCTCACATGGATGTTTACTCACATCCAGCAGAGTTTACTCACTTGCACCGCAATGATGTGATTGAAGAAGTTGCCCAACACATTGAGAAATGCACTCTAGCGTTTGGCAAAGACACAATTCAATCGTTTACAGCTTATGTAAGGAACATGAAGAAATGACACAAGAAATCATTGACATGGCGCAAGAATGCGGATTGATTGGTATGCGTCCACACCTTGATGGCATTTACTCTGAGGCACTTGTAGCCTTTGCCAAACTGGTAGCCGCCAAAGAGCGTGAGGCGATAGCGCAGATGATTGAAGAAGCTCCTGCACTGGTGCAGTTTGCTCAGAATGACAAAGGCGGTTGCATGGTGTGTGGTTTTACACCAAAACTAGCGACTCAATCTATCAGAGCAAGGGGACAAGCATGAGTGACAAAGAAGCATTGAAGCGAGTTGCTGAGAAACTACGCCGCGCTGGTGCAAGCCTTCCAGCGCCAGAGTTAACAGGAACGATAGAGGGGTCAGTGGTCACTGGGCTTTGTATTGCTTTGGCACTTGTTGAGAGTGAGACAGAAGCCTTGGCACAGACAGAGCAAGAGCCTGTGGGATGGCTTGTCGAGTTTGAAAACGGAGAACAAGAATTACATTTTGATAAGCAATCAGTAGGGGAAACACAAACCCCCCTTTACACCTACCCACCACAGCGCACATGGGTAGGCTTAGAGGGTGCAGAAGCAGGATGGTTTTGTCATACAGATTTTCTTAATGCCAGAAAATACACTAAAGAGCAAAGAAAGAAAATTTGTTGTCAACTTTTATCTGAGGCTCAATCTTGGGATATTGAAGAATATCAATTAATGATGCACGACAGCACCAAACTCAAGGAGAAGAACACATGAAAGCACGACAAGTATTCCACGCACTAATGTTTAGTAAAGGCTATACAGAGGCTAATCTAGCCATGACAAAAACCATGTACACCAATCCTGCTATGCAGGGCAGATGGAACTATTTTCTGGCAGGGTGGGAAATGAGGGGCGTTTGTGATTGAGACAATCATCACTATCTTTGCCATAGGCTTTCTAGGCATTGCGTTAGCCATTGGAGGCGTTTGCCTGATGGTTTGGATGGCACTTAATGAGGATTGAAATGCCAAGACCCAAGACTGAATTAACCTTTGTGAACAAGACTGTCAGCGCACGACTCAGACCCGCCGAATACAAGGAATGGGTGCGCCTGGGAGGGGTTACTTGGTTACGCCAGCAGCTTGCTCAAAGCATCAAGAACCAAGAACCAAATTTACTCTCTCAATTAAATCAATTTTTCCGGCGTTGATTTAAACAATGCCGCCTCATCTTTGCGTCTGATTTCCAAGCCTCTCAGAACCTTGCCACCAGCCTTGCAATACTGCAACAAAGATTCTATTGCCGCATCTTTATCGCCACGAATAACCTTCTGACGGAAGGTGCTGCGCTGTAATGTTCCCAGACCAACATTGAAGCTAAAGCTGACGCAAGCATCAAATTCACCTTGGGTAAGGACAACTGGAAGAAGTTGGGCCACACCACGCTCAAACCTTGCAAGATCACTTCTGAGAATTCCATCTACTTCTTCCTTTGTCCATACACGATTATCTTCAGGGCGTAAAAGAAACTCATCACGATTTTCGATCTTGAGTTTTCCTTGTTCTGGGTACAAAACATGGCCCACGCCCACNGTCCAGAGTTTTGCTGGGCANCGATATGGTTTAAACCGCACACCTTCATGGTGCTTAATCATCTCCACAGCTTGGGCACTGATGTTCATTTTTTGAACGCCTGTCCACCAAACCAGAAGCTGACGATACAAGCCCAAATGATCTGGGTTTCGTCATCCCACAGTTGGTTGAGTGCTGTATCAAATGCCACATCTGTGTGCCAAGCATAGTAGAACCCAAAGACCTCAACAAACATAAACATGATGAACATCCCGTAGGTGATGACGCTACGGGTTGCTGCTCGCATATTGATGACCCAGGTACTTGCACCCTCACCAAGGGCTATATCGTGGGCATACAGGGCTTGACGCTCTTGCATAGCAGCTTGGGCCATCTGAACATCTGCATTAATCTGAATCTGCTCAGTCTGGATATGCTCAATGCGCTCTTGAGTCTCTAGGCCAGCTTTCTTGAGGGTCAATTCCCTTTCAGTCTGCATTGCAGCCAATGCAAGTTCATGCTTCTTGTCAGACTTATCTTGTATAAATTCAAGGATTTTTGGGAGGCCGCCCATCAGGAAGCTGATCAGGGATGAGAACAGAGTTATCATTTTTTAACCTTTCAAGTTGTTTGCGTTCATACTCAAGTTGCTGTCGGAGTCTCTCCATGCGTTCAATTTGCAGTTTGCTCTCACGTTGAACCGCCAAGGTGTCGTAATAGATGCTGCCAAGCAATGGCAACAGCAATACAAACACCAAAACCATGCAACAAAGCGCAATTAAAAACCCCATCTTACTTTTCGATCCATGATTAGGAGAGTGAAGAACAGAATTAGGTAAAGAACGAACACCAGACAAGCCGCCAGGTAGATTAGTTTGTCTTGAATTGCCTCGATTACCTTTCTGCGTTGCCATTCAACCTCTCGTTGTTTCTTTTCTTGAGCCAACCTTGCTTCTTCTTGTTCAGCAATGATGATTACTCTCATCTGGTTCACCCGTGTGTACAAGTTACCCAACTCTGGGGGTGACTGATACACCATAATCTCACGAATCTCTTTGGCTAACTTCTCAAACTGCGTCTTGGCAAGTTCCCTGTTTAGCGCCGACTCCATGATGTTCTGACTTGGGTCATAAACAGTCTTAGACTTCTCTTCTTCTTCTCGAATGTGGTCTGCAAGCTGTTGCTGAACCCTGAAGAACTGCGACAGATTCGCCGCCAGATCAGCCACAACTCTACCTTCATCCCAAATTTCGGCCTCTGCCTTTTTTGCTTTGGCTGCAACTGGAGTTGCTGTGGGCTTGGGCTTTTTCTTCTTGAAGAACCCAAAGAAGCCACCCACTTCTTCAGCAATAGCCGTGACCTCTTTAACAGTCTTTTGGGCTGCGGCAACAGTTCCCTTGACCTCTTTATAGAGTTCACAGCCTTTGCGAATAGCTGCGACACAGCCATTTGCCATTGCCAGAAGGGTGAGAGGATCAATGTCTTGCTCCTGTTACTGACCTGACAACATTCCTGTTGACATTTGGTTTATGTTGGGCGCAATGTTTCCACTCATTGATCCAATAGAGAACGGCCCAAGCAATGCCCTACCCAAAATTGGCAAGACCTCTGGGGCTTCTTTACGCAACACAGTGCGAATGTCACTACCAGCCAACTCTTTTGCAATTTTTTGCAATTTTTTGGGATCAGTTGTTGTCAAAACCCTTGCAATTTCACTGGCAGTGGCTTTGAGTTGTTGATCTCCCAAGTCTGCAAAATCACGCTGTAAAGCCCTCATAATGAATTGCGCCCCTGTCATAACAGGCAACTCTCTTTGTGCGCCTTCTTTGATTGCTCTGATTGCCTCAGTGCGTCCAGCAGTTTGGGAACCCTGTAGGACAACCTTAGAAGTGGTTTTCATTTCCACTTCACTCATCAAGTTGCTCATAAACTTGTTATAAGCATTTTGTCCGGCCTCATCAGTGTTGAATGTTGATCGAATAATCCTGACATTCTTAGGATTCTTCAAGATGTCCATTGCAGGGTTTCCAACTGCACTGACTACTGCATCACCAGTTTGTGCGCCACCAAGACGATCAAGCAAACTTTGCATGGTTCCAAGTCTTAACGCATCTTTCTCTGACTTGGACATGGTTTTCACATCAT